CCATATTACCAACACTTGCTATAATCAACTAACTCACTTTGTCTTGAAACTTCTTTAACAAAATAAGCACATAGGGGATTTGGATCTTCAGACAAAGGAGTACATAACAACTGTCCCGGCTTCATCTTTGGAAAATACCACTTGACATCTTGATAGACATCGATGATATCAATGTCATAGAATTCTGGTCGGAAGCCACTTAGAGGATTAAACAAGAATGTTTTAAATCCTCGATCATTAAGACTGGTCAATGGCATAATTTCCATGTCAGGACCTTCCGGGTCGCCAACAATAGTACACCAATCAAGCGGCATGTTAACTGTATAAGGACCAATTTTTAATACAGCCGCAGGTGCTGTAAAACTTTCCAAAAAAATTAACGGAATATAAAAATAATCAGGATTGCTAGGATCACTGTTATCCAACACCGCGAATCTCAAGTCGTCATCGATCTCATCGGGTAGATCATTTAGGTGATAGATTTTATCATCCAGCGTTAGAATTTGCATTAGTATTTTACCTTTTCGATTGTGAACGGATATTTGGCTTCTTTGTAGAAGCGTTTTCGTTCTGTTAAGTGTTTTTTAGCATATTTTGTAGATGCTGTCAAGTCCCAGATTTGGACGAAGTCTTTGTCTTCGGCTTTGCGAATACCTCGTCCAATGCTTTGTATAACGCGAGTAAAGCTCTTTCCGGACTCAAGAAGAACCAAATTAAAAATCCTAGGGATATTAATACCCACAGCGGCCACACCATAAGTCGCCACAATAATCTTTTTATCAGCAGTTTTAACTTCATCGTATTCTTCTTTACGGTCTTTAGTTTTTACTTCACCGGATATGAATACACTGTCCGGTATTTCATTTACTATAAATTTTCCTGATTCTATCCTATCGACCAGTACCAGTGTATTTCCGCTTTCTGCAATACCATGAACTAGTTTACTAACCCATGTCATCCTATCGACGTCAGTTACTAAAAACTTTAACTCTTCTGGATAACTTCCAAATTCTTTCCATTCAGCAGTTTGAATAATGTTAACATGACAATTACTCAATACTCCTTTTTCCTGCAATTCGTGTGCTGATACACGATGAACGACATCACCTAACGAAGCTCGAATATTTTGAAATTCTATATCTTCTTTAGGTACAGTGCCTGTCAATCCCCATCGGATAGGAGCATTGCTCATATTTTGAGTCAACAGTCTCTTCAATACGTCAGCCTTGGCCATATGTACCTCATCAACCATCACTGTCTGAACCCCATTTAAAAATTCAGCCAGCGTTAGTAACTCATCATTATCCTGTGATTTTTTGTCTAAAATATTCAAACTTTGCCAGGTACAGATTGTATGAGTCTTACCTAGCTCTTTTCGATCACCATAATAGACTCCGACATCTAATTGACAATTAATAAAGTCTTCTTCAGTTTGTTCAACTAGACTTTTGTTCGGAACAATGATTATGCTTCGACCGTATTTTTCGACAATTTTCGCCAGTGTAGCAGTAGTTATTGTTTTTCCAAAACCAGTGGCAATTTCTTGAATACACTGAGGATTTTCAAGGAACTTGTTGACTACTTCAACTTGGTCGTCACGTAGTCTAATCTTTTCTCCAGCAAATCGATGCCCTTCCGGCCATGTTTGATCGCCCCAAAAATCCTCAGAAATTTCAGTGAAATTTAATGGTAGTGCTACACGTAGATCTTCAAGTTCGGGATCATATCCTTGCCTAACCAGTTCCTCAATAACCTCAGGTAGTATACTCATGTATGTACTACCACCTAAGCCAAAGAAACTGGTACAGCCGTCCCACCGACCTAATTTGTAAGCCGGCAAGTATCTAGCTTTTTGGTCAAAATATTTGAATTTTTTTACCAAAGATTTACGTGTGTCAAGATCAAGATTCTCTATCTTAACATTGACCTCGTCCTTAATGATAATTTTACAGTATGTCAACTTGATACCCTGTACGATTTTTATCTGTGTATTTGATTACATCAGGTCTGTTTTGAAGATATGTTGAGATGCTGTAATGCACACCGGAAATTAATCCAAGATTAAGGATAAATCTAAAGTCAATACCTGACTTGATTACTGGCTTGGGTAATTTTTGGCTGATGAATACAATTTTTGTATCTTCATGAATTGGTGTGTTTAAGTCGAATGTTCGAACATAATCATTAAAATCACGTCCCACTACATTTTCTAATCTAAACATCACAGATATCTCTCTTTCTTGAAAATTTTGAGATTTTAGCCATCTATGCCAAGTTTTTAGGTATTGAAGTTCGTGCCCGGCAGGAATAATGATCATTGCTGGTATATTGAACTTGAATAGGTCAGTAAACTGATCAATACTATTTGTACTGGTGTCAAAATCTAAATTATCTGAAGTCGATTCATTAATAAATTTGTCTAAAATAGGTGAAATTTCTTCATTTTTTAACAAATTTGACACCTTTTCGTCCCACACGGAAATTCCGTAGTACTTGGCCAGTAGTGTCGATTCGACTATGTTGTTGGTGTCTAGTTGAGGTACTGTGCGATGGGCATTGGCAAATTTAAAACCTTCATCAGTGTGTATCAACATGGGTATGTGAGATTCAATATTTTCCAATACCTGAGAAATTTCTTCAAAAATTTCAAGAAAATCGTCATCAACAGAAAATCCCAGTGGTATCAGATTATTACCGATCCACACTACATTTAATTCTTCCAGATCGAACGCCCAGACTTTTTTATCCATATTCCAGTCAACCAATCGTGCCTTGTTGCTGTCTCTAAATTTCTTAATAGTTGCTACCAACGTTTCGTCGTAAGGGAAAGATACCAGTATTTTCTTACCGTCAATAGTGATCGATTTAGTCATTGGCTTTGACTCGACCAAATTGAATTTAAATTCGGATAAATCAATGGCATCGCTTGCAGGTTGTCCTAGCTTTGTGATCAATATATTTTGATATTTCTTAACTAGTCGTATGACAAGATTGCGTTGCTTCTCAGTATAGCCCCGACCTGCAACAGGATTGTTTGACAAGCTGTGAATTACTGTGTCATCACCCTTCCATAGAGAAATTTCAGATTCAAACAGATACGGGCCAGTACTGGCCAATCGACAAATTAGATCTTCGAGATAAAGTTTCATATTAAATTGAAATATCTTCCATACCGGCAGTACGTAATTTAATGATATTACTCATCTGCCACTGCTTGATGTCAAGTCCTTTGATAATACCTAGCCATTGATTGCGTAGTAGAGCAAATTCGTTGATAATTTTTTCCATATCAACTACGTCAGCTTCTCCGTCAACATATTTTTCAACATCTCTAGAGCTCAATGCTCGTTGATAGTTTTCTAAATATTTTTTAAAAGTCTTTGAACGTAGTCTGCGTAATTCAATGTTGAGATATTCAAGGACACCCTCAATTTCTTGAAGCTGATTGAATCGATGAGCCACAATGCCAGGCAAAGCCGCAGAGGCCCTTTCCATGTTTCCATAGACTTTGACCTCTTTTTTGGCTTCGTCTAGCTCTGCGTAGTAGTAATCGATGCATCCTGGCAAATGGGCAATGTCTTTGCTGACTTTGCTATACCAGTTCATCATTAGTCCTCATCATCCTCGTAATAGCCGGCTTCATCTTCGCTTTCTTCCCATTCTTTAGTTTCATCTATCACTGCTTTGATAGCATCATCAAGATAGGGATCATAGCCCATGAGGCCTTCTAGCACAGATGTATCAACATCTTTACCGAGCAAGAAATCGACGTATTGATTTGCAGCCATTTCTTTGTTTTTGTCAGGGATATATTCACGGAAGGTATCCCAAACTTCCATAATTAAACTTTCTTCCATTATACTTCCTCAGTTTCTTCCACTAAAACAGCGGTAACAGCTGACTCGTCCCATTCTTCCATAATGACTGAGAGTTTTTCTTCTGTCCAGTTTTTACGAAACTCTGAAAAGACTTCACCTGTCGCTTTACTTATATATTGTAACTTATTTCCGCTCTTTGTCAATATACCTTTTTTCTCAAAAAGGTCAACTAAACCACTAGTTGGGCTCATACCTGTTGAATATGGAATTTCAACCTGCACACCTTCAAACGGTTTAGCATACCGAGTCTTCATAATCTTACAAGCGGAACGAATTCCGTGTACTTCAGAAGTTTTATTACCGTCTGCGTCTGTTTTAAGTTTTAACTTCTTCATAGCAACCACAATACTCGATGCATAAATGAAGCCTTGACCACCAGAAATCTTGTCATCTGGATCAAACATGTCTTGACTGGCATAGGTGTGATTTGTACAAACCATTCCTACGTTATAAGTACCAAACATATTAACACAGTTGCGAACAAGTGATGTAAGTGCTTTAGGTTTACGGCCCATGTCACCTTTCATTTCGCCTGCTTCAAACTGATTTACGTCAGTTGGAGTCAATAACATACCTAAACTGTCAACTACAAACATAACTTTAGGACGTTCTTCGACTGGCATCAACTTATACTCTTTCATGAACTCTGAAATGGTTTTTGCCACGTCATCAATCATAGCCATATTGAGTTTTAACAGTTTATTTTCGCTGGTATCTACGCCTAACGCCTTTAGCCATTCTTCATCGAGGGCATTTTCGCTATCAACTAAGATAACATAAATGCCTTGCTCTTGTGCGTTCTTAATAATGTTACCAGAACAAATATAACTTTTGCCTGCGCCACTTTCTCCCGCAAAGACTGTAACCTTGCCAAGGGGAACTCCCTTAAGGAAGTCCCCAGAGATCAAATAGTTAAGAGCATAGTTACCGGTACTGATCCAATCTGTCGGATCATTAAATCCAATACCTAAACCGTCGATAGATTTAGTGATAGATTTACGGAATTTAGAGATATCAAATGCTTTTCCCATTATGATCTCCTAGATTAAGTTGTCTGACGTGCTTTGATCTTTGCCAAGATGTCTTGTGCTCGTGAACTGGCTTCTGAACCACCAGTAGCTGCCGGAGCTGCCGCTTTAGGAGTGTCAGTTTCAAAAGGAACTTCATCTTCTTGTGCTGCCTTTGCTGGTGCAGATACTGCCTTTGCTGGTGCAGCCGCACCGCTACCAGTTGCTTGACCACTTCCACCCATACCAGCTGGTTTGAAGTATTGGCCCCAACGTTCCATGTCAAATGCTTCACCGTCTACTGACGCTTCAAACATTTCTTTCATGACCTTGAGTTCAACTTCACCTGGTTTCTTAGGCAAAAAGTCCTTCAAATTAAAGGCACCGTACTGCTTAACAGCCGCATTTTCTTCTTCGCTTAGGGCACGTTCACGACGAGCCCAGTTTGAAGTAGAATAGTCAGCATAACCGCCTTTGCTGGTTTTAACAATTCGGAAATCCACGCCACGCAGAGAGTCTGTTGGCAATTCTTCCATGTCTGGATCCATCAATGCAGCCTTGATAATGTTAAAAATCTGGCTACCAATGATAAATCGACGAATTGGATTCTCGGGCTGTTTCCCATCTTCTTTGTACTGGCTGTCAACGACAAAACCTTGGAACAAGAAGCTCTTTTTCTTCCAGTATTTACGACCCATGTCCTCTAAACTTGGATCCTTGAACCAAGGACGTACCTCAGAAAGGATTGGACAAGTCTCGCCCCACATTTCCATACAAGGAACTTGTACAGTAACTGGTTTTGAGTTAGTTTCACCTTTAACACCGGCGAATGGCAACTTGATCATTGCACGTTCAATCCAGAAAAAGGTGTTGTTTGGGTCAGCGTCAGGTAAGAAACGAACCGTTGCGGTTTGTCCTTCTGCGATATTCCAATGGGGGTAAATTGCGTTGTCTCCACCTGTCGAGCCACCGGTGTTTTGTTGAGATGTTGCTTGAAGTTTTGCTCTAATTTCTGCTAAAGTTGCCATAATGTTTCTCCTTGATAATATGCCTTTAGTTGCCTCTTCTTTCTAGCCCACTGACTAAAAAGAAAAACTGTGCATAGCGTTAACTATACACAGTTTTATTTATCTTGTCAACAAGAGATTAAAATATTTTTGCCAGATTATTTTTCTTGGTAATATTTCCAGAATTTTTCCTTATATTCTGCTTCTTGGTGTGGACCGTCGAATATTTTATACTCATCGGGCCATGCCAATGAACAAGCGTGTATACCGGTGTATGGTAAATTTTTATATTGTTTAAGAAGCTCAACATTATGTTTAAATTCTTGTCCGCTGGTTTTGATAGACAGTATATCTGCGTCAAAATAATCAGGATGTATCCACCAATCTTCAAATATTTGAGTTTTACCAGGATAGTATCCCAGTACTGGTGGAATTACCACATCTTCAAAGAGCCTGACCATTCCTAGACCTTCTAATGTTGCACGTGATGCAGTTCTTAAATATTCATCTTTAAAGGATTCGTGCTCAAACGTCATTGCTTTAAATTTTACACCACCTAGAATTATTCTATCTAATGCCTGCATACTGGCGCCGTCGATATCTAATGAAATATAATCAATAATAGTATCATGCGGAATATTGTTGGTTAAAAATACCGCAAATTCTGCGGATGTAGCATCTATTTGATGAAATTTTGTTTGACGTTTTGAACTCCATTGATCTCTACTCTCAACATCAACTAGATCAAAACACCAGCCTGTCCAGCCGCAGTATTTTTCCAGTGTATATGTATTATTCCCTGTGATTGGGTGAGCACAGGCCAGGTCAATAAACGTACCGTTGGTTTTTCCGTCAAAAAGATTGTAAACGAACTCATCTTGTTGTTCGTGAGAGAAAAATTCTATATTCATAAGTACCCTAAATGTTTAGGGTATTTACTTGACTAAGCCGGCCAGCCTACGAATTTCTTCAAACTGCACAACAGCAGACCTTTGAGCTTCCATTGCTTCACGTTGTTGTTTGATGTGATCAATTAAACGTTCTGCTAACTGTTCTCCGCGTGGGCCGTACATTTTACCACAACGAATAATTACACCTTCTTCACCTTTAGGGAATGTCATATTTTCTTTATTAAAAAACGACATTACAGTTTCGGCAATTTCACGTGTAGATGCATTACGAGGAGCACCTTCAGCATTATCCATACTGTCTTCTTCCTCTTCTTTTGCCACAGGTGGTTCAACAGGAGCTGCTTCTGGTTCAGCGGGCGCCGCCGCAGGTTCGACTGGTGCTGCCTGTTGTGGTTCTGTCATTCTTTGAATTTCTGCGGCTGCTTCTGGATCATCTTTTTGTAGCCAAGGAACAATAACATCTTTAGGATCGCCGTCTGGGTTAGCACCTGCAGCACCACGAAGTGCTGCTTCTAATTTATCCCAGTCACGATGGTTTGACATGCCGATGTTTTCTAATGCAGCAATTGCGCCAAATGCATCATTGCCTCCAAATGTTAATCCTGTCTGTAGTAATTCAATTAGTTGTCCTAGTGTATCGGGATTCAATGTTCCTTCTACGACAGCATCTGCCCAAGATTCAAACGCATCAAATCCAATTTTAGATTCATCTGTTTGATCGTTATAGTCTTCGGATACTTCGTCTTCGGATACAACATCTTCTAAATCAATAGTTCCTGTTTCCTGCATGATTTTATGTACTAGAGGAAAATATTGTGCAAGATTTTCTTCAAATTTATTAACAGTGAATTTTGATTTGTAATCTTCTAAGGTGGCTTCGTCTAGATCAAATCCTTCTTCCATACTAGGTTCAAAATTTTCTACCCAAGCTTCGTAATAATTTGGCTTTGACAGGCCTTCAAGTGTGCTGCGTATTTCCATAAATTTTGCATTACATCTTTCTAAAATTTCATTTGCTTCACTATTCATACTATCGTGAAGACTGGCATGTCGACGAAATGATGCAAGCTCAGCCATTTGAGTTCCCATTTCGATGATTCGTTTTCCTACATTATCATAGGGAACCCCTTCATTGGCCACATGTCGTAGCATTGCTCCGGCAGTTTTTAAAGAATTAACTGGCATCTTATAACGTTCGCCAAGATGGTTTTCAATAAAAATAGAATCTATTTTTCTCGACCTTGCACCGGGTACACTTTCATCAACTGACTCTGAATGACGAATTACCATTCGAGTTTTAAATTTTTTCTTTTTATTTTCTAATGTTTTATAACTTCTGGTAGGAGTTCCATACATTTTAGATTCGTTCATGTTATCTTCCTTAGATCCGTTTTGTGCAAGATATTGAAAGTCATTTTTATTTAAATTTCCTTTGGTAATATCTCTAGTATCAAATACCAACATTCTGCGTTTTGCAAAATATCTCATTTCTTTTAAAAAGTCGTACCATATGCTGGTGCTAACACTGTCTACGCCTTCAGTAATTCCTTGACTGTAAAATATTTTTAACGAGCCGCGTTCATTAATACTAACACTAACACGACCTAAATTTTGTTCTTCAATTGTAAAATCAAAGTCAAAAAATCTAGCTTCTCTAGGATTAGAAGTCACAGCTCCTTCTTCGTTGCCCATCTCTAGATTAGAGAATCTGCCACGAACTTTGTCAAAAACGTCTTGTGCAATTATTTCAATGATATTCATATTAGCATATTTATACGAAACTATTGATAAAGATTGGCATGGGCAAATCAATATCATCTAATCCTCTATCTTCAACCATACGCTCGTAGACTGCGGGATCCCAGTCTCCTAGCATGCCAACCATACGTACAGCTAACAGTAAACTTGATACAAGATCATCAGTTTCGTTGACTTTTGCTTCAAAACTCACACCTTTTGCAATGTATGTTTTGAGTTCGCTGATTAGAGGTTTACTGTGTATTTTTATTCTTTTTTGTTCAATTAGCTGTTTGAGTTTAGCACAGGCAGCAATTTTGCTGACGTTTGTAGTGTTAAATCCTCTACGGAATCTGCGTACATGACCCTTTTTAATGGGCTCTGATAAGAACAGGCCGGGTATACTTTCTTCGCCCATTTCGTTGATCGCTACCAATGCAGCTTCGCCTACAGTATTATTCTCTACTGAGTAGTAGATCTGTCCTCTACCCTCTGCGGCTGCACACTCACTGTCAATGTACTTGCAGATTTCTCGCAATATTCTAACCTGTTGCTGTACTGGTGTTGTGTTATGATTCCATTCTGCTACCTGTTTGAAACTAGGCACTTCTAATACCTGTATAGCTGCATAGTCTCCTCCTGTACCAAGACTAGGATCCAGTGCTAGAATATACATTGAAGTAGGATCTACTTTTTTATACCAACGTACTTGTCCCATTTTTAATATAGGATCTACACCTTCTAGGTCTGACAAGGTAATACTGTTAATCAATGTTTCGTCAAAGATTAAGAATTCACACTCATGTTCACGACGAAAACGTTCTTCACCAATACGTGATTTTTCAGTGTCTGCCCAGGCTTGGTCGCGATCAGGGTGTTCACTCCAATGTGCTCTAAATGGAAAGAATCCGTTGCGACCTACATCTTGTTCATTGCCAAATTCGTCAAACTTTTTGTTAGCTTCTTTCCAGATTTGAGCAAATTGATCTTCGTCACTGTTGGGTGTTGAAGTAATAATAGCTTTACCACCTGTAGCCAGTGTAGGCGAAATAGAAGTCCAGAATTCTGTGGCAATATTAGGTTCAACGAATGCAAACTCATCAGCATATAATAATGATAAAGACATACCACGACCTGTTGTTGGAGTAGTTGTCTGTGCTACAATACGTGAACCGTTGTCAAATTCAATACTTTGTTTGTTATAACTTTTAACACCACAGCGTATGTGATCAGGACAAAGTTCGTATGAATAGCGTATACGACTCATAATTTCTTGAGCACCTGTATATTTGTGAGCTGCTACAAGAATTGTGCTGTCAGGAATAAACATAGCGAACCATAGCAGATAGCCTGCGGCTGTGGTTGTTTTACCCGTCTGACGTGGTAGTAAGTTTACATTGAATCGATGATCGTGATAACTGTCAATTAGTCGTTTCTGATATTCAAATGCTTCATACTTTAACTTGCCTTTTGTAGGATGCTGGATATAAAAGAAATTCTCCATAAAGAAGTGCGGACCAGTAGTTGTGTCCTGACATTTCATTAGGTCCTCAATGTCTTGCTCTGTCCACTTTTGTGTGGTGTGAGGTTTCTTTACCAGTGTATCAAATTTATTCGTTGCCATATTATTATTTACTGAAAAAAATAGGCCCCGAAGAGCCTATTTGGATGCCAACATTATCACTTACGACCTGCGGCTGCTTTTCTTTCCATTTCTTTCTTACCGTACTTTTTATCGCCGATATACTTTGCAAGGCCGCCTGGGTTAGTGACGCCTTTTTGATGACTCAATGTCGTTTCTAGATCTTTAAATTTAGATTCTTCAACGAACTTTTTGTATTCGCTCATTAGCTTAGATTCAAAAGCTGCTAGAGGATTTGAAGATTCGTCTTTCTTTTCTGGATTACCCTTTGGCATAACGCCGTCCATACGGTCGCCTTGATTACCAGTATTAGGCATAAACACACCTTTCTTAGGATCGTATCTTCCTGGATCTGTTGGATCGTTTGGAGTTGTGTTAGCTTTACCAGGCACTTCTGTGCCTTCGTCTTCTGGTTTGTCATCACTGTCAACATTCGCCTGTTGATCTGTACGTCCTTTAATAGGTTCGTCACTGGTAACTTTTACAGGCATGTCTGTCTTAATTTTAACTGGGTCACCTGTACGGATTTTCTTAATCAAATCCATGATTTCGTCATCTCCGCCCATTCCAGGTTCTGCGGCATGATCGCCCATGTCGTGATCGCCATCATCGTCTCTATCGCCCTGTGCTTTGTTTAGTGTATCAACATTGGTATCTAAGTCTAGATCAGGTTCACCTGCACCACCAAAGCCCGGTAATAGGCTAGGCATTTCTGCACCCATTGTAGGCATCATTGATTGACTAGGAACATCACCTTTGGCAAGATCCATAATACCACGTACCATAGAAACAATTTCGTTGGCACTGCCTGCACTCATATTAATGCTTGCCGGCATACTAGGCATCGGTGCTCCCATAGTAGGCATACCGCATTCTGCAATAGCAGACTCTGTTAGAGTTTTGCGTCCTGATAATTTTCTAAGATCGTCTAGACCTGGCTCAGGTAAGTTAAGTTGAACTTCACGACCTTCAGCAATAACTTTGGGTTGTACTTCAACTGGCTTTGTCATAGGATTAACTACATTAGGATTACCTTGATCCAGTTCGGCCAATCTTTTCAATACGTCTATCATTTGCATATTATTTCTTCCTTGGGTCGTAGTTCGATTGTTGTATCGGACTTTTATTGTTTTGAGGGATTTCGTTGGTTGTTTTTCCGTCTGCTGTGTTAGGAATAACTTCGCCTCTTGCTTCACGCATCTTTTTAAGATCTGCGGTTAAACTCTGTAAAAATTTTGTATTGTATTCGTTGCCAAAATATTCACTGTGTTTGGCATTTGACGATTCTTTGTATTCACCGTCGAGTAACAAAGCACCGTCACGTGGAGTATGCTCTGCCTGATATTCTTCACTGGGTTCTCTAGGATTACGCACTACAAGATTAGCTTTATTAATGCCCATTCCTGAGCTTAGGTATTCTAATAGTTCTTGTGGTGTTGTTGGATAGTTTAGTGATACTTCGTAAATATGAACTTCTGTGTTTTGAACTTGAGGGAAATCTAAAGGCAACTGCTGTATTGGTGTTTTACCGGCTTTCTTGAAATCAGCTACGCTGAAACGTTCTAATAGGCCTTTTAGTTTTGTTTCATGTTCAGAGGTACACTCTTGTGCGACTTTAATTTTAAAGTCAAATTTTCTAACTGATTCTGTAAGGTATTCTTTAAATGATCTCATAGCGGTTTTCCTATGCTTTATTTATTCATATTTTTAAGTTTTTCTAGGATGCTGTTACGGTCTGCAACGATATACCCCTCGGCTTCGATTGCGCCCTGCTCTTGATCGCCGTTCTTCTTGTCCACTGCATATTTTTTAAGTTGCAGTTCGACCATTTTTAATTTTTTATCAATTTTATTAGTTTTTGCTGTAATAGCCGCAGTCAACATACCAGTAGCAACTTCAAACATGCGAGCACTGTATTTTGCCTCTACATTCATTGCTAGAATCATTATATCATCGTATGCAATCTCTGCCTTGCTGGCCAATGCATCCAACTCTTGATCACTAACATCTCCTAGTCCTTTTACTCTAGGCAATGCTGCGGAAATTTTATCAAATTGTTCTAGTTTTTCTTCTAACGAAATTGTTGGCGGTACTTCTACTTCAGTAGCTGTTACTACTGGCACTTCTTTTTGAGGTAAATTGAAAAGTTCTTCAAGTTTCTTAGTCATAAAACTACTTATCGTTTTTTACCACCAGAGTGGTAAATATCGTCTTCGTTAACTACCCTAAATTTTACACCAAATTTTTTGCACCAAGCCTGTGCTGCTTCCCATTTGGCCATATTACGTATATAGGCTGCTTGATTGTGGGGATTTTTTCCAACTGATTCTCTAACTGCTTGATTTTTTGGTTTTATTTCTATCAGTTCTGCGTGTTTCTTTTGATTCTTATCTACGTAGACAATTAAGAAGTCTGGAACATACACAGTATTTTTTCCAGTTAGCGGATCTCTATAAGGTATCTTTACACTTTCGCTAGCCCAATGCTCTACAGCAGGATTGTTATCACAAAATGTCATAAAGGTAAATTCCCAACTTGATCGATAAGTTGGATCTGACATTCCTTGATATTTTTCTGGGTTTTTGGGAGTAAACTTTCCCCTAGCGTTGCCTCTCATACTACAATATTTCTTTTGACGTTATCTACCGGTGTAATCTTCTGTACACTGCCTAGTACACTGGTCTTTAATCTATTGTAATTTAATATTTCAGATAGTAACTGGCTAAGATCGTTTTCATCTAGTTTCTTCATACTTTCTAATACAGTCATTGGATTGTATCCGTCACGTTTGGACTGTATCATTATAGTAATTGAGATCGACTCTGAAGAATCACTTGAAAATCCTCTATTTTCTAACATACCTTTCATTGCAGTTAATACATTATGATCAAACTCAATAGGTACATCATTATATTGATTAAATGCGTTATTAGTTGCATCACTTGAAGATGCTGTAGCAGTTGCTGGAGGTAGGTTACTATATATCATACGTAAAATTGTGGTGTGTTACCTGTATTTTCTGTGTAGGTAATGTTGACCTGGGTAACTAAATCTGGATTTACGCCAACATTATAAATATCTTCTTCTGCAACTCCTAGATCAATAGTTTCAGCTGAAAGTGTAGAATTTGGTGTTTCAATAGCATCAGCTTCTGCAATCAGCGTATTCAACGTTTGTATATTTGTTGTTACAGAATTAAGTTGCTCTGTTAATTTATCTGGATCGGTATAATCAGCTGCATCAAGTTGACTGTATATTGAAGCAACTTGATCAGTGTCATTTACAGCCTGTGCTGCTGTTAACTGAGGTATTAGGTTGTCTTTAATAATTTGATTAGCGGCAATTCTTGTCTCGATGTCTGATGCAATTGCTGTTTGTTCGGCTTGAAGGGCAGACAGTTTTACTTTTGTAGTAGGGACAGTTGAAGGTAGAAGACCTTTTAATTTATCTCCCAATTTATTGCCAATATCTTTTATAGTATCAGTTACTCCACTAATTGCTTTAGCCAATCCATCGGCTCCGGTAAGTTTTGGAATTCCTGTAGTGGCTTTTTCTCCGGGAAGAGTTGCTAGTGCTAGCCCTTTAGAACTAGAGCCTGACAACACGTCAGTTAATTTTTGTCCTCTAGCTACTTTATCTAAA